GAACCGTGGATCGAACTGGCGCAGGAAATCGACGCATTCTCTCCCGACTGCGGCGGCATCGACAGCGGCTACAACACCGACCAGGTGGTCGCATTCGCGGCGCGCCGGCCCTGGCTGTTCGTCTGCAAGGGCATCGAAGGGCGCGGCAAGACGCTGGTCGAGAGCGACGACGACCGCAAGCGCCGCCTGCGCAAGCGCCGCAGCAAGGGATTCTCGCCCTTCCTCGTCAGCGACGAAGCTGCGAAAGGGCTGGTCACGCAGCGCCTCAAACTGCCGAGGCCCGGCGCCGGCTACCTGCACTTCCCGGCCGATGAACCCGCCTTCGACGACGAATACTTCGCGCAGTTGGCCAGCAACCGCCTCATCGAAAAAACCGTCCGCGGCCGCCTGGTGCGCGAATGGCAGCAGACCCGCGTGCGCAACGAAGCCTTCGACTGCTGGAAATACGCCCTGGCCGGCTTCCGCCTGGCCAAGCTCGACCCGGTAGCGCGCGCCCGGCGCATGGAAATTTCCGCAAAAGTCGGCGCTGGCGAGACGGTGCAACAACCCGCCCCGCGCTTCGCGCCGAAGCGTGGCGGCTTTGTTCATGGATGGAAGGGGATGCGATGAGTTCGACCACGTTGATGTTGCGCGACCTGGCCTGCGCGGCGGCCAGTCACCCGAAGATCGAGCAGGCGGTGACGATGGCCATTCGCACGGTGCTGCCGGACGTGATCGAAGGCATCCTGCGCGAGCAGTATCCCGGCGAGCAGGTGAAGTTCTACGTCGCCAAGAAGCCGGGCAACCTGCGGCGCGAACGCGATGCGGCGATCCGCGCCGAATACAACGGCCGCAACGCCAGGGCGCTGGCGACGAAATACGGCATCAGCGCGCGCATGGTGTTCAACATTGTTTCAACTTCAGCGAGGTGATAAAAATGGATGACCTGATTAACTTGCCACTACGAGGCCGCCGCTGCAACACGTGATGAGTTAGCCACCAAGGTGCATGAGGCAGGCAAGCAGATCACGGCATTGCGCGCCGAGATCGAGCAACTACGCCTCCCGCTGAAATCTTCCCCCTGAAAATTTCACCAGCCGGCGTGGAAACTGCCACGCATGGCCATTCCGACTACCGAGCCTGCCGTCGTCACGGCGGGCGATACCATCGCCTGGACGCGCTCGCTGTCCGACTATGCGGCATCGAGCGGCTGGACGCTCAAATATCGGCTTATCAATGCCGCCGGCAAGATCGACATCACCGCCAGCGCCTCCGGCGCCGATCATGCCGTCAGCGTGTCGGCGGCCACGTCGGCGGGCTGGACGGCCGGCACCTATGCCTGGCAAGCCTACGTCGAGAAGTCCGGCGAGCGCTACACCGTCGGCACCGGCAGCATCGTCGTCAAGCCCAACCTGGCCGCGCAGGCGGCCGGCTTCGAGGCGCGCGGCACCTGGGAAAAGGCGCTGGCCGACCTGCGCGCCGCGCTGGCGGCGTGGATCACCAGCAGCGGGCAGGTCGCCGAGTATGAAATCGCCGGCCGGCGCATGAAGTTCGCCAACGCCGACGACATCAGGAAGCGCATCGCCATCGCCGAGAAAGAGGCCGCGCGCGAGGCCGCCGCCACGGCCGCCGCCGCCGGCAACCCGCTCGGCCGCCAGCTCTTCGTGAGGTTCAACAATGGCCGCTGATCTTTCCTACAAGGGCAGCGTCGTGCTGCGCGACTGGATGAACCAGCGCCGCGCGCAGCGCGCCTGGGGGCCGCCGCGCGATCATGTGCAGGTGCGCCGCTATGACGCCGCGGCGCAGACCCGCCTCACCTTCGGCTGGACGACGCAGAACACCACGCTCGATACCGAGCTGCGCATGGATCTGGACGCCCTGCGCGCCCGCGCCCGCGACCTGGTCGCCAACAACGACTACGCGCGCAAGTTTCTCTCGATGGTCGTCACCAACGTCGTCGGCCCCAACGGCTTCGCGCTGCAAAGCCTCGCCGCGCGGCCGGATGGCCAACCCGACAACGCCGACCGCAGCGCCATCGAATCCGCCTGGGCCGAATGGAGCCGGGCCGGCGAATGCGACGTCACCGGCCGGCATTCCTTCGCCGACCTGTGCCGCCTGGCCATGCGCGCCGTGGCGCGCGACGGCGAATGCCTGATCCGCCGCGTGCGCGACCGTCGCTTCGCCTTCGGCTACCGCCTACAAGTGCTCGACATCGACCGCCTCGACGTGCGCCACTGGGAGGCGTTGCCGAACGGCAACAAGATCGTCATGGGCGTCGAGCTGGACCCATGGGGCCGCCCGGCTGCCTACTGGCTGCTGACCCGCCACCCCGGCGACCGCATGCCGCTGGGCAGCGGCACCGAGACGCCGACCCGCGAGCGCGTGCCGGCCGACGACATGTTCCACCTGTTCATCGCCGAGCGCCCGGAGCAGACCCGCGGCGTGCCGTGGATGCACACCGCCATGCTGCGCCTGCAAATGCTGGGCGGCTATGAAGAAGCCGCCATCGTCGCGGCGCGCACCGGTGCGGCCAAGATGGGATTTTTCGTCAGCCCGGACGGCACGGCAAAAGACATCGCCGACTCCCGCGCTGGAATAAGGCCATCGGACGGCACGGCAAAAGACATCGCCGACGGCCAGGACGCCGGCCAATTCATCACCGACGCCGAAGCCGGCTCCTTCGGCATCCTGCCCGAAGGCTACGACTTCAAGCCCTGGTCGCCGGAATACCCGACGCAGAACTACGACGCCTTCGTCAAGAGCTGCCTGCGCGGCCTGGCCTCGGGCCTCAACGTCGCCTACAACACCCTGGCCAATGACCTCGAAGGCGTCAATTTCAGCAGCATCCGCAGCGGCACGCTCGAAGAGCGCGATCACTGGATGGTGGTGCAGGGCTGGTTCGTCGAAACCTTCCTGCGCCCGCTGTTCCTTGACTGGCTGGAGGTCGCGCTGCTCAAGGGCGCCATCGTCATGCCCAACGGCTTCGCGCTGCCTGCCGGCAAACTCGGCAAGTTCCGCGTGCATGGCTGGCAGGGCCGGCGCTGGCAGTGGGTCGACCCGCTCAAGGACATGCAGACCGCCGTGCTGGCCATCGAAAAGAAGCTCATGTCGCCGCAGCAGGTCGCCGCGCAGATGGGCGTCGACCTCGAGGACGTGATCGCCGCGCTGCAAACCGCCAACCAGATGGCCGAAGCCGCCGGCCTGCCGGGCTATGTCGGCGCGCCGGAAGCGCCGCCGAAGGCCGATACCGGCGAGTGAAACTTTACCCCTAAAAATTTCACCGGCTGATGCGGAAACTGCGGCCCATGAAAACCAACCCGACCCGCACCTTCGCGCTCACCCGCGAAGTCGACCAGGAAGCGCGCACCGTCGCGCTGGCCTGCTCGTCCGAGGAACCTTACCGCCGCTGGTGGGGCGTCGAGATTCTCGACCACGCGCCGGAATCCGTCGACCTGACGCGCCTGGGCGACGGCCGCCACCCGCTGCTGCTCGGCCACGACTGGGACAAGCAGATCGGCGTCGTCGAATCCGTCGAGGTCTCGCCCGACCGCAAGCTGCGCGCCGTGGCCCGCTTCTCGCGCGGCGCGCTTGGCAACGAGATCATGCAGGACGTCGCCGACGGCATCCGCGGCCTCGTGTCCATCGGCTACACCATCGACGAAATGCAGGAAGAGCGCATGTGCGTCGAGAACGGCGTCGATGTGCTCAAGGCTATTCGCACGCTCACCTTCCAAGAATTCGAGGCCGAAATGCGCGCCAGGCATGGCGCCGATTTCGACTTCACGCGCGGCGCCGCCGATGCCGCGCTCGCCAATTCCGACGACCTGCCGACGTTCCGCATCACGCGCTGGTCGCCCCATGAAGTCTCCATCGTTCCCATCCCGGCGGATGCGACGGTGGGCGTCGGTCGCGCGGCGGGAGCCGTGGCGCCGGTCGCAGCAGCACCGCAACCCGCAACCCTTCCCCCCGTATCCATTCCGCAGGAGAAAACCATGTCTGACATCCAGGTCACCGACCACGCCGCCGAAGAAAAGGCGCGCGTCACCGCCATCCGCGATACCGCCAAAGCCTATGCCCGCTACGGCGCCGAATCGCTCGCCCTCGAATACATCGCCGAAGGCAAGAGCCTCGCCGAATTCCAGAACGCCATCATGGCGAAGATGGCCACGACCGCCACGCCGGCCGCCGCCACCGCGCCCGACCTCGGCCTGACCGGCCAGGAGACGCGCAGCTACTCGCTGTTCCGCGCCATCTCGGCCCTGGCCGATGGCCGCCCCGACCAGGCGCCCTTCGAGCTGGAATGCCACCGCGCCATCGAGCAGAAGCTCGGCCGCCGTGCGCAGTCCGGCCGCTCGATCTTCGTGCCCTTCGAGGTGCAGAAGCGCGACATGACCAGCGCGGGCGCCTCCGGCTCGAACTACCTGGTCGGCACCAACAACCTGGCCAGCGCCTTCGTCGACATCCTGCGCAACCGCAGCGTCACCATGAAGATGGGCGCCACGCGCCTATCGGGCCTGTCGGGCAACGTCACCATCCCGAAGCAGACCGCCGCCGCCACCGCCTACTGGCTGGCGAACGAGGCGACGCAGATCACCGAGAGCCAGCCGACCTTCGGCCAGATCGCCCTGTCGCCGAAGAACGTCGGCGCCTATACCGAGATCAGCCGCCAGCTTTCGCTGCAGTCCGCGCCGGACGCCGAAATGCTGGTGATGCGCGACCTCGCCGCCGTCGTGGCCCTGGCCGCCGATAGCGCCGTGCTCGCCGGCACCGGCGCCGATGGCCAGCCCACCGGCATCGCCGCCACCAGCGGCATCGGTGCCGTCATCGGCACCAGCCTGGCCCATGCCGGCGTGCTGGAGTTCCAGACCGACGTGGCCGGCGGCAATGCGCTGGTCAATGGCGCGACCATGGGCTACGTCACCACGCCCGCCGTCGCCGCGCTGATGATGCAGCGCTTCACCAACACCACCTACGGCGAGCGTCCGCTGTGGGACGGCAACATCCTCGACGGCAAGATGGCCGGCTTCGGCGCCATGTCGAGCAACCAGGTCGCCAGCGCCAACATGTTCTTCGGCGACTGGTCGCAGGCCGTCATCGGCGAGTGGGGTGTGCTCGAAATCGAGGCCAACCCCTACGCCGACTTCAAGGCCGGGCTGATCGGCATCCGCGCGTTCTACACCATGGACGTCGGCGTGCGTATCGCATCTGCCTTCAGCCGCGCCCACACCATCACCTGATGCTGACCACCGCCACCGGCGGCGCGCTGATCGACGGCGCGCCGCCTACCGGAGCCACCATGACACGCATCAAGGCGCTGCGCAGTTTCTACCTGGCCGGCGAGGAAATCCAGGCCGGCCGGGAAGTGCTGGCCGCCGACGCCCTGGCCCGTGAGCTGATCGCCGCCAACAAGGCGGCGGCGGTGCGCGATCCAGTCGTGATGGCACCGGAGCCGGTCGCACAGCCCGAACAACCCGCAAAAGCCCGCCGCGCGCGGGCCAAGGAGTAAGCCATGTCCCTTGCCGTTCAAGCCTCCGCACTCACGCAGATTTCGCTGCTGACGCCGGGCGAAAAAGCCGACACCGCCGCCGCTACCGGCGGCTGGACCAGCATCGCCGCCTATGAGGGCGACCTGATCGTCACCTCCGATGTCGGCACCGTCACCGCCGGCAGCATCGCCGGCAAGCTGCAGCACGCAGACGACGACAGCGGCACCAACGCCGCCGACATCAGCGGCGCCGCCTTCACGACCGTCACCACGTCGAACGACCCGAAGTGCGAGAAGCTCGCCGTCGCGCTGTCCGGCCTGAAGCCCTATGTGCGCTACATCGGCACCGTCACCACCGGCCCCGCCGTGGTCGGCGTCACCGCGCTGGCGCATCCGAAGTACGTCGGATAAGCGATGAGCTTCGTCGAGGACATCGCGCCCTTCCTCACCGACTTTGGCATCGCCGCCACGGTCGGCGGGGTATCGGTGCGCGGCATCTTCGACGCCGCCTATGCCGACGCGCTCGGCCTTTCCGGCACACGGCCGATGCTGCTGGTCGCCGCGGCCGATGTCCCGGCCGTGGCCGAGGGCGCCGCGGTCACGATTGGCGCGACCAGCTACACCGTCGAATCGGTGCGCCCGGATTGCGCCGGCATGGTGCAACTGTTCCTGAGTGAATCCTGATGCCAACGCCCACCCACATCAACGACCAGATCCGCGCCGCCGCCGTCGCCGCCCTGACCGGGCTGACGACGACCGGCAATCGCGTTGACGAGGATGCGCTGGCCGTGCGCGCCATCACGCAGCCGCGCCTCGTCGTCAAGGTCGAGACCGATGGCGTCGAAACCGGCATGCAGGGGCAGCAGCAGCGCACCATCAAGATCATCGCCACCGGCTACGCCAAGGACGCCGCCGGCGTCGCGGCGACGCTGGGCGCGATCCAGTACGAAGTCGAGGTCGCCATGCACGCCGCCGGCACGCTGGGCGGTCTGTTGAGCACGCCGCAACTGATCGGCGACGAGCGCGGCATCGACGACATCGGCCTCGAAAAGCCGGTCGGCTACATCGCCATGACCTTCGCCGGCCTGTGCTTCACGCGCGCCGGTTATCCGGGGGCGGTGGCATGAGCGAACAGTCGAAAGCATTGCATCAAGCCCTGATCCGCGCCGCCAAGATGGCATTGGCGGCCTGGGAAAAGTGGCTGGAAGGAAAGCAGTAAAGACTCGCGCATGCGGCCCCGCTGAAAAGCCGCGCCGCATGCGCTTGTAAGAGATTCGCCAGGCACGCAGGAACGCCGCGCCACGCCCGAGAGGGCGGCCCCGCCTCCGATTTGCCTCCCTGGTTCCACAACCAAGGAGCAAATCATGGCAGTTCAAGTCTGGTCAAACGTCGCCATTGCCGTGCAGTCGGCCATTTCGGCGGCACAAACCGTTTCTAGCATCACCGAGGCCAACCCGGCCGTCGTCACCTATGTCGGCGCCGACTCCTTCTCCGACGGCGACTACGTCCTCATCACCGCGCAGGGCATGAGCCAGGTCGATGGCCGCATCTTCCGCGTCGCCAACCTCGTTTCCGGCAGCAACACGCTGGAGCTGGAAGGCTGCGACTCGTCGGCATTCGACACCTTCACCAGCGGATCGATCCAGTTGCTCACCTTCGGCACCTCGCTCACGGTGGCCAGCAACGTCTCCGTCTCCGGCGGCGACTTCCAGATGATCGACGTCACCACGATTCACGACACGACCCAGAAGCAGATCCCCGGGATCGCCTCGACGACCAGCTTCAGCCTGGAATGCCAGTGGCAGCCGGACGACGCCGGCCTGATCGCGCTGAAGTCCGCGTCGGATGCCAAGGCGATTCGCGCCATGCGCATCACCTTCGCCAACGGCTACAAGTACCTGGTCACCGGCTACGTCGGCTGCACACTGTCGCCCACCGGCAGCGCGCAGCAGGTCGTCACCACGCCCGTCGTGCTCACCGCCTACGGCCGCCCGACCACCTACGCGACCTGATGAGTTTGCGGGCGGCAGCGGCTTGATACCGCGCCATGACGGCCCCGACATGGCCGCCGCCCGCTCCTGATCGGGGCATCTTTGTTGCAAGGGGCAAACGATGTTCAAGTTGGAACCCAATCCGACCTTCGAGGTGCGCGTCGCCGGTTTCGTGCCGGGCCGCGCCGCCGACGGTCTCTTCGTCACCTTCCGCCACCAGGGCGCCGAGCAGTTCGCGGCCTGGTCAATGTCGTTCGCCGACAAGACCATCGAGGACGTGCTGCTCGACGTGATCGCCGGCTGGCGCGACGCGCCGCGCGAATTCTCGCGCGAGGCGCTGCAGGAAACCGCCAAGACCTACCCGGCCTTCGTGCCGGCGCTGCTCGATGCCTACCGCCGTGAACTCTTCGAGGCCCGCGCAAAAAACTGAGGGCGCTCGCGCGGGCGCTCGTTACCGGAGCGCCCGACGCGGGCGATCCGTCCTTCTGGGATGCGCTCGGCGTGCCGGCGGAAATGCGCGCCGGCATCGCGGCCAGCGCGGCGATCACGCCCGTCTGGCCGGAAAACGCGGCGGCCTTCGAGGCCTTCGCCGCGCTGCAAACGCAATGGCGCGTGGGCATGGGCGGTCCGATTGGCCTGGACTACGCCGCCGTGCCGGTGGTGCTGGAACTGCAGGGCGTGGCGCCGTCCGAGCGGCGCCGCGTGTTCGATGATCTGCGCGTGATGGAAGCCGAGGCGCTCAAAGTGTTCAGCGAAAAACATGGCCGATAACAAGACCTCGATCATCCTCATCGCCGAGGACCGCGCCAGCAAGACGATCAAGGATGTCGGCGGCGCGCTGCAGAGCCTGTCCGGCAACGCCGTGCCGGCCGCCGCCGCGCTCGCCTCGCTCTCCGCCGGCGCCGCGCTTACGGGCCTGGGCGCCATCGCCAAGTCCGCCATCGACGCCGCCGACGGGCTCAACGACATGAGCCAGCGCATCGGCATCGCCGTCAAGGATCTGGCGGAGTACAAGCTGGCGGCGGAACAGAGCGGCACCGGACTGGAAAGCATCGCGCGCGGCGTGAAAGGGCTATCCACGGTCATGGTGGATAACGCCGCCGCCCTGCATTCCGTGGGTATCACAACCAGCGACACCAGCGAGGCGATGCGCCAGATCGCCGATCTGTTCGCGGCACTACCTGACGGCGCGCAAAAATCGGCACTGGCCACCAAGCTGTTCGGCAAGGCCGGCGCCGATTTGATCCCGCTGCTCAACCTCGGCCGCGAGGGTCTCGAAAAGTCCGCCAAGGCGGCCGAGGCATACAGCGCCGCCATGCAGCGCCTGGCGCCCGAGGCGGACAAGTTCAACGACAGCATGTCAGAGCTGTCCATCAACCTGCAGGCATCCGCCGCCGAGCTGGTGAATGGATTCCTGCCGGCGCTCAACAACGCGATCACGTCATTCGCGCTGGCGCGCGCCGCCGGGCTGTCGTTTTTCGAGGCCATCACCGGATTCGGCGTGCGCGGCCTCGGCGAGTCGCTATCCGAGGCGACCGCCGGCGCCGGCAAGAAAATTCAGGAACTCAATGCCGAGCTGACCAAGCTGCGTGCCCAGCCGCCCATCGAGCTATGGGACGGCAGCATCGACCAGGCGAACAACGAGCGCATCGCGCAAGTCAAAAAGCTGCTTGAGTATTACAAGGCGCTGCAGCTCTCGTCGATCAAGAGCGGACCGCAAAACTTCGACGCCCGCGATCTGCGCCTGGCCGGGCAGGCGACGCTCGAAGCGGCGCTCAACGCCAAGAAGTTGAACGATGCGCTGAAGGATTCCGGCGGATCGGCCAAGACAGTCAAGGACGAGCTCGGCGACCTGCTGACTCGGCTCAACGCCAAGGATTCCGGTCTCGACGCCAGCTTCTGGAAAGACCTGCAGACGCTCAATACCAGCTACAAGTCCGGCAAGCTCGACATCGACGCCTATCGCGGCGCTGTTGGTCAGCTCGTCACGCAGCAGAAATTCCACCTCGACGCCGTGCATGCCGCCACCAAGGCGGAGGACGAATGGCAGAAAGCCGTCGAGAAGGCACAGCAGGACGCCGCCGACAGCGTGATCGCATTGCAGAATCGCGCCACGGCGCTAGAGGGCGAGCTGGCGACCTACGGCCTGACGAAATCCGCCATCGAGGACACCATCATCGCGCGCCTGGAAGAGCAGCGCGCGATGGCCTCTGGTTTCGACAGCCAGGCCGAGCTGGTCGCCAATCTCGAAAAGGAAATCGACGCCCGCAAGCGCGCCCGCGACGCGATGCGCGGCATCGAGTCCAAGGACGCCGCCAAGCAGGCCGCCGAGGATGCCGCCAAAGCCTGGGAAAACTTCTCGCGCGACATCGAGCAGAGCCTGACCGACGCGCTGATGCGCAGCTTCGAGGCGGGCGACGGCTTCGGCGAGGCGTTCGTCAAGTCGCTGAAGAACACGCTCAAGACCGCGGTGCTCAAGTTCGCGGTGCAAGCCGTCGTTTCGCCGGTGATGGGGTCCGTCGGCGCGGCGCTCGGCTTCACCGGCGCTGGCGGCACGGTGGGCGGCGGGCTGAATCTGCTGTCGACCGGCAACAGCCTCTACGGCGCGGCGAACGGCGGCGGGCTGTATGGCAGCTTCGCCGCGTCCAGCTTCGGCGAGGCGCTCGGCCTGTCGACGGCTGGCTCGAACATGACC